AGCGAGACGAGCGTCGCCTTGCGCTCGTCAAGGATGGTTTCATAGTCCAGTTCTTCCACGACATCAGGCGCGGCGAGCTGGCTCAGGTCTACAATTGCCATAGCGTTTAACTCAGTGGAATGGTGATGGAAAAGGGCTGGCCGGACGCCGAGCGCGTGCCGGTAATATCGACATACAGCCCGCCGTCATTCTCTGCGCGCTCAAAGGTGATGGATGACAGGCTGATGCGTGGCTCCCACTTCTGGATCGCGGAATAGCACACGGCCATAATCTGCAGTCGCAGCGCCGGGTTTTGCGGCAGGTCAATCAGCGAGGAAAGCAGCGAGCCGTATTCGCGACGCATCACCCGCGAGCCAATGGGCGTGACGAGGATGTCGCGCACGCTCTGCCTGATATGCTCAGCTTCAGAGATACTGAGGCCGGTCTGGTTATTCATGCCAAGATAGCGAACCGTCATTTAATCCCCTCCGTCCATTCTTCGCCGCCCTTCACGCCGCCGTGGTCGTGGTCATCCACCTGCACGCCGTTAGAAGTAAATTTCCCGCCGGTGTGGGTGATATTCCCCTTCATCGTTCCGCCTTTCTGCACTTCGAGTGAGCCGGTTATCAGCTTGTTGGTGCAGACCACTTCCGGCGTATCGAGCGTGATGCGGGTCTCGGCCTTGACCATCACCACCGGCACGGTCGCTGTAATGGATTCTGACGCGGTCACGTCGGCAGTGTTGATACCGGACACGGTAAGCGCCCCGCTTTCGGGGTCGTACTCGATAACCGCCCCGTCGGGAAAGGCGATATGAAAGGCATCGGGCGAGGCTGACGGCGCGGGGTTGTCGTCCGAGAAAATGCCGGGCAGCACAAATGCGGTGTCGAGCTCGCCACCTATCGCAAGCAAAAGCACCTGCTCGCCCACCGAGGGAGCCCACCACGACCGCGAACGACCGGCGCGCGCCGTCAGCCAGTTGAGCCACGTCGTCTGGATTCCCCCGGTCTGGACACGACAGAGCCCTTTGACGGGATCGACGTCGGTCACAATGCCGGTGCGAATGAGATTGCGGATCGCGCGAGCGATTTCCTGCAGAGAATTTAAATTGTTCATGGGGAAAGGATGCCGCCAGACATAACCAACGGCAATCTAAGGGAGTTTTATAGGCGTTGACACAACGTTTAGCGATTCAGTTGTAAAAAACCATCTATGGAAAGCAGCCTCAAAATTAAATTATGAAACCATTTGTAACTCAAAGATTAATACGCCTAAGCTTTTCTTCAATTTTACAGTAAACTGGGTCGTTAGTGTAATTGAAGGTATTATTCAGCAAGGTTTCTAACACGTTAGTCTTGTTGAAAAAATTATTAACTTCACCAACCCTAACTTCTCTCTCACCTTTTTTATCCTGCCCCTTGCATTCGCTACCTATCCTTGCCATTTCCAAGGCAAAGATTTTATTCCTATATAACCTAAGCATCGGGAAAACATAATTATCGTGTAAAACATGCCCTTTAATGAATTGATACGCAGTCAAAGGAGTCAAACCTTTTGAAGTCAATTCCGCGACATACGAATCAAAACCTTCGCGCTCTTGCGGCAATATCACATTTGATTGAATAAAGTTCGACAACGCAACTCTCAAATCATTTAACGCAGAAATATTTACCGTCAAGTCTTTTTTGTTAAGCAAACTCACATTTGAAGGCATTTTTAATAACGGCCATAACGAACCATCATGATATTGCTGAGGCATAGAGTTATGTCGATATAAGTGAATAGTTACTGCGTCATAAATTGCGTGAGATAGATCGCTCATTGCCCTTGCAATTTCATTATCAACAGGGCTGTCAAAAATAAGACGATTCATTATATCTTCAACAGCCTCCAACGAACACTGAAGGCTCTCTTTAGCATAAGAAAAAGTGTGTAATATATACACACTCCCATTCAACTCATTCGCATATGAATTTCTCAATGGGCACAGGTAATCCATATCACCATCAACCCCAACGATATAATCCTTATGTAACTTTGAATATTCAGGTTCTAAAGTACGCTTACCATTCGCCTTCAATTTAGATGCAGCTTTTATTTCATACCGTCCTGGACAAACACGTTCGACGATATATCGCCAAAACCCGATATCATTAGGGCTTTCAACATACAGGAGTCCTTTGGCCTGTCCGGTCGTTATTATAGTAAGTCCCTGTATATAACTTGGATTTGAAAAAGTATCAGCAAAGCTACTCATAGCGACGCACCTCTTCGATATCTTTCATATCCCTGAAAGCATCTCGATAGCCATTCATAACTACACCCGGACTATGAGTAACAATTATTAGCTGAGATAATGGGTTAATTTCCTTAATGCTATCTATTAATGTTTCCTGCCAATTTAAATGCAAAGAAATCTCAGGCTCATCCATTAAAATAATGGAATTCCTATTACGACCATTAACTACTTTTAGCATTATATAAAGAAGCTGACGCTCCCCAGAAGATAATGCTTTGTAAGATAACACCCCAGAGTTATTACATTGCACTGTAATTTCCGAATTAGTACGTCTTATACGCTTCCCGCTATTTGAAAGATGGGAGTTCATTACCCGCCTAAATACAGTGCGCTTCTCTGGATTACCACCTGTATATAATTTCCTGCACTCTATTTCAATGTAGGTGTCAAGCATGTTAACACCTTCACCCTCCATGGTCGTAAAATTAAAACGAGAATTTGCACTCAAGTCGACAGTTGAAATAAACTCAACATTGACATCACTTAAAAAATTCTTTGTGTACTGGCTTAATGTTGCCCTCTCCCCGTCTTTATGAACAAGGAATTTATTATTCTTTCTATGCTTTTTGTAATTATCAAGCTTCCTAGTCATTAACTTTAGGATATCATCAGAATCCATCTTGCTGACACTAATTTCATTTGAATTAATAGTGTCAACAAAAATGTGCTCAAGAATCACTCTGGAGTCATCATCGTAAAAATTCTCATAAGCTATCTTTATATCATCATCAATCCATAACTCTGCAGACTTGCATAACTTTAGAGAGTCAGTTTCATTTAAGGTTAGAAGACTATGAATTATGCGAAGAATTGTCGACTTGCCAGTTCCATTATCCCCAACAAGAACGGTCACATCATCAAGAACCATATCTATATTCTTATAACCAAATAGATATTCTATTTTCACCCTTCTAATCTTTGCATTCATATTTTGTAATCCTTAATTAAAACGAAACCCATTATTTTTTACTGTAAAGCTATGATACTTTACCAAACCACTAATCCAATAGTGTACGATACAGGGAGCAAACTAACTCGACTACCATAATAATTAAAACACCCACTATCATAATTCACCAACACTATCTAACCCAACATATTTTACGCCATTACCCAGCTAAGAGACTTTAACTTTAGAAGCCTCAACTAAATAATCTTACTATTTATGTTGATAACTTCACAAAAACCACGAACAAATTCAATCAAGGAACGTAGATGATACCACGACTTATGTGTGATATTAGCAGTTCTTCAATGAGTTGTTTATCATGACTCGTGAAACCAAGTAATTGTCGCTCCGAGTATTTTACAACAATACCATGTTGATTTGACTTGTCTTTGAGTCCGTAATGATGAATCCGCGCAATGCGCTGCACATTGCCAGCAAACTCAACCTCAGCACTGTTTTCACGGCCACTGGCTTTCATGTACCGGCTCGTGCGCAGCTTCTGAAACATCGCCCTTTTGATTCGCCCCTTCTTTGCCCTCAGCGGCTGACGCTTTCGTGCCTGATAGGGTGAGCCGTCCGGGGCTTTCTGCTGTTTAATCCGTTGCTGTTGCGCAGTTCTGAGCTGCTTTGCAATTTCACCGGCCAGTTTCCGACGCCCTGCAGGTGACAGGGAAGCAATCAGCCCGGCGAGCCGATCGTCAAAGGGTTTTAAATCACTCATCCCACTTGCTCACCAGTTCGCCGTTGATATACAGCTCTTTTGGCGGGGTAACGGGTTCAGGCAGTGGCGGCTCCGGGGCATAGCTGACATGCAGTGCGCCGTTTTCCTCTTTGATGATGGTGCGCTCGGTAAGCTGCAGGCTGATACTGATATCAACGTTGTCACCGTCGTTTAAATCCATCTGGAAGCGATAGCCTTTTTTCCGCCCCTCATCGAGCGTGCAAATATCCGGCTGGTTTTCCCTGAGCCATGCCGCCACCGGCACAAAAATCAAATCCGGGTCGCCGACAAAATCACACACGATCACATTCAGGGTGTAAATCTTCTCGTGTGATAGCGAGGCCGCGAGGCGCGCATCGATATTCCCCTCGTCGGCAAAGATGCGCATCATTTCCGGGTTGGTTTTTAGCTGCGGTACGGCGTCAGTTAAAGCCTTGCGCAGGCTGCGTGCTTTCTTCATCGATTTTATCCTGACACTCTTTGATGGTTTCGACCTTAATCGCGCAGGCGGTGAGCGCCAGCTCAAGCCGCCGAATATCCGCACTCAAATCACCGTTAGTGGCGGGGTCGCTCCCCGGCATCGGGCAAAGACTCACTTTCGGGCAGGCGTTGTAAACAATGAGCGGCGGAGGCGCAGCCCGTTCGGGTGTGCAACCGGCGCACAACATCAGGAAGCTTATCGCCAGACCACTGGCGCAACGTTTCATTTTCACTCATTAGCCTCGCTATAGTTTCTTCACGCTTTGCCGCTATCTCACCGGCAGTAAAGAGCTCATTACCGAGCCGCACCTGCGCGGCTTCGTTTGTCCTGGCGATTCGCTGCGACACGGAAAGCTGATTCTTCAGCATTACGATCACGTTTTTCTGCTCACCGGCGACCTTGTTTGCGCGCTCAAAGGAGCGGGTCAGATTGCCGTTTTCGTGGCGCAGCCAGAGCACCACCGCGACCAGCGCGGCCACCACAAAACACATCGCTACTTTCATCAAAGCCCCCTGATGCAATAGGCACGCTCACGCGCGCGGCGATTCTCAAGCCCTTTGTTTCTGACGCCGTTCACAAACACCCATCGGGTGAGCTGGTCGCAGGCCTGCCACCACTGCTGACGCTTGATGAACGAGACCAGCGTCGAGCGACAGGCCGCGCCGGTGCCGACGTTAAAGGCAAAGCTGACGAGGGTGTCATAGATACTCGGCGGCATTTCCACCGGCACGCAGATCGCGAGCCTTTGCTCGACGTTAAGCACATCCGCGACGAGGTTTGCCGCCGCCTGACGCTCGGTGATATCCCCTTTCGGCACGACGCCTGCAGTGTGGCCTATGCCTGACGTCCACACTCCCGCGCTGCACTGGTAAGGTGTCAGGCGACATCCTTCGAGGTCGGCAATCAGTGCCAGCCCCTCGGGCGAGGTGTTAAGCAGACGAAAATCAGGCATCAGCGCCGCCAGCGCCAGCACTGCGGCCACACTGCATTTTTTAATGATTGATTTCACGAATAACCTCCTTATCAAGCCCGAGCGATGTCAGGTAGCGAAAGGTTTTGCGCTTAAACCAGAAGTTCGTCAGCGCCGTGAAAATGGCGCACGCGCTACCCACATACAGCCCCAGCTTTTCGGGCGACATCGCCCCGAAATACGCCACGCCCACGGCGAGCCAGTAGGCGATAAACGTGGTGATTTTTTCCATACTCAATCCCATAGATTCACCGTTTCGGTTCTGGCCGCGCTGTCGGTCTCGGGCAGCTCGATCGCCGTGCCGTGCGGAAGGATGACACCGAGCTCAGACAGACCGGGATTAGCCTCTAACACGGTTTCGACCACGCCCTCAGTGCGCCCGTAATACCGTGCGCAAATGGCGTCGAGGGTGTCGCCCTGCAGCGCATACGCTCTCATCAAATTTGCCCCACAATGCAGCGCGCTTTGTCCTGGATGCGCGCCACAGACCAGCGCATATCCCGCCACATCTCGTCGATAGTGCTGTCGATGCTGTCGGCCTTTTTATCGCCTTTGGCGGTTGCATCGACGCTGCGGAAACGCTCGTAAAGCGTGGCAGTCGTCATCGAGCACACGGCGTTAAAGTAGTGGAAAAGGCGCACACTCTCGCCGTCGAGCTCGTCGGTCGGCACATCCGCAAGCGTGTCGTAACCGGCATCGAGCTGACGATCGCGCCACTCGCCGAGCTCGGCGTTTGTTTCCGCGATGGCGGTTTTGATTGCCCGGCGCAGGCGCACCGGTGAAACCGTCTGCTCAAGGCGCATTTCTTCGCGCACGCGCTTCGGATCAACATCAGGGTAAAAAGGGGTGTTTTTGATTACCGGCTCGCTCACGCCCGGTGGCGGAATCACCACGCCCGGCACATCCTGCGGCTCTTTGTTCTGCTCAATAATCAGCGTCGTCATGACAACCTCGGGTAATGGATGGGCGGTGGACGCCGGTCGCAGTCAGGGCAATTGATACCCGCATTGACCGGCGTGCCGCCCGGCTCGGGGAGCGCTCGTTTAACCTGCGGCTTTTGCCGCTTTTGGTGGACGCCCGCGACGTGCCGCCGGTTTAGCGGTGGCCTTTCGCGTGCGCGGTTTATTCACTTTTGGTAAAGCCTCAGCTTTTGGCGCGGATTCGGGCTTCGGCTTAAGGGCTCGCTCAAGTTGCTCGATATCCTTACGCACGCCGATTGCCCCCTCTAACTGGATCGCGCGCTGCAGGTGCGCCAGCGCCTCGGCCTGTTGCCCTGCATCACGCAGCACGTAGCCGGTGATTTTGTGCAGCTTCGCGCGCACGATATCCGGCATATCCGCACGTGCGGTGAGGTAGAGCGTATCGAGAAGGCTCGCCAGTTCGACCGGCTTCTTTGTACTGCGCAGACGCTGTGCGGCCAGCGCCACCTCTTCGGCCAGCAGGTACGGTGTCGGACGGCGACCGGTTGGCATGGTGAGCCCGTAGGCCATGGCATAACGGGCAATTTCCAGCGCCCCGGCGATATCGTCAGCGTCGAGACGCCACAGCATGACGGTCATCACGATGTCATCCTGCGCGCCTTTGCCACCGGTAAGCACACCGGCGACCCACGGCAGATAGAACGGCAGCAGCTCGCGCTTTTTATCGGCCTTGCGCTCATTGGAACGGATTTGTTTTAGCGTGCGGTTGTCTGCGGCCAGCTTAACCAGCATCTGCTCATAGGCAGTTGCATTGCGCAGCGGGGCTGCTACCCGCCGCGTAGTTTCAGAGGCCGAGACCCGCATCATGTGACGCGCTGCGGGACTCGTCATGGCTTACTCTCCGCCTTCGTTATTTGCTGGCACGGAAGCGCTTTCCGGCTCTGCAGGTGGCGTGAAGTCACCGAGATTGATGTTTTCAATCAGGCAACCTGCGGCGTAAGCCTCGACCACGTAATCGATATTCATCGACTCGTAGTTTTCGATGCGGTCTTTCTTCGGCTCTTCGATGATGGCGCGGCGGTGCGCGTCGTCCATGAAGTAAATCGACAGGTTGTCGAGGCGCGTCACCATCAGGGCGTTAGCCGGGAAGTACGGCACGCGCACGGCGGGCAGGTTGCCGATGCGCTTCTGACTGATGATGATGTCAGCGGCCAGCGACTCGCTGTTTTCCTGCGCCTTGTTGACGATCGGGAAATACTTGTCGGCCATCAGCTTGCGACCGGTGATGACCACGAGCTCCGGGTCGTCCTGATAAATCTCATCAATCAGGTTGCCGGTGGCATCCATGACCAGCGCATCGAGGTTTTCGTAGTCGCCGTTTTTACCCACGCGGATCACATCGGAAATAACCTTGCCGTCGTCGTCGGTGATTTTTGACATCACACGCGCTGCGGCCTCATTGCGGTACTTCTGCAGCCAGCCCACCGCGACATCCTGCAGCATCGGGTTATTTTTGCGGTTCGAGGTGTCAGCACGCTCGATACCGTTGAAACCGGCCATGATGAAATCGAGCGCCTGACGCTTGATAATCGCGTCACGGATACGGGTCTG